TTCGCCTTGCCCTGAGTCACCGGCCCCCGCGCCACATCCAGCTCGGTCACGTAACCGCTGCTGCGGTCAAGGGTGTGGCGGGCGGTGGTTATCAGCCACGCCCCGGACAACTTGCCAAAGCCTGACAGCTCAATTTTATTTCCCGCCGTCAGCTGGGACGCCCCCATCAGGGTCAGTGAGCCACTCTGCTGGTATTCATTGTGGCGTGCCAGTGCGGCATCAGCTTTAACGCGGGCGCTGTCCGGGCCACTGACTCGACTGTTGACCTGCAGCCTGTCGGCGCTGGTGACCTTGCCGCCTTTTGTTTGCTTACTACTGCTCTCGCTGGTACCGCCGTCAGCCTCATACACAATCAGCTTTTTCGTGCTGCTCTTCTGGTGCTTGACCCTGGCAGATTTGTAGACCAGGTTGATGGTATCGCGAAGCGAATAACGGGCCACATCCTGCGGCTTCAGCTGCTTAACCGGCTCCTGGCTGCGCAGCGTGGCCAGATGCGAAAATATCAGCTGGTCGCTGACAATCTTCACCGCATAGCCGTACTCGCTGGCCAGCCGGTGCAGAAAGGCCACGTCGGTCTCGGCGTACTGCGTCACACGGTCAATTTTGATGGCCTCGATGCTGCCGACCAGCTTCAGCTGATGCTTTTTGGCAATGCGCCCGGCGATGGCTGACAGCGTGGTGCTTTCGAAACCCCGGCTTGATTTCGTCCGCAATGCGCTGTTGACCGAGGTGGCCACGCCCCGGATAGAGACCACGGACGCGGGCGAACTGACCTCTATCTCGTCGATGGAGAAGGTACCGCAGGACAGCAGCTTCTCGCCCAGGTAGCCGACCTTCAGGGTCAGCGTGTCGCCTTTGCCCGGATACCACGCATCCAGCCAGCGACCATCGGTATCATCCAGCTCCACCTCAATGGTGTCAGACTCATTTTTGATGTTATCGCTGTACGTAATGCGGGTGACGTAAGGGGTGATATCGCTGGTGATATTCTTTTTCAGATACCACAGGGCGAACACAGGCGACAGCACATCGCTGACGCCGGTCGGGGCAGACGATGCTTGTGTGCTGCTTACCTCAGCCATGGTGGGGTATCCTCTTCTGTCGTGGCTTCTTCAGCCTCAATCACCGGGATAAGTAACAGCAGCCCGGAGGGAAGCACCGGCGTGATAGCCACGTGCGGGTTAGCGGCAATAATCCGGGGGTAGCCCATCGGATCACCGTAGTACTGCCATGCCAGAGAATCCCAGCGCTCCCCCTCACGGGTGACATGCTCAAGAAACATCAGACACTCCTCGCCATAATTCTGGCTGCCATGGTGCTTAACCCCGGTGACATGCGGGTGAAGGTGGTGCTGGCGGAGTTCAGCTGGCCGGAAACCGCATCCAGCGCCGCCGCAATATTGCTACCGTCAACGCCGTTCAGCGAGGACTGAGCCTGCTGCACATACGAGGCGGCTTCACTGGTGGCCCGCGCCAGACTGACGGCCTCTGGCATGGACTCAGCCAGCGAATTAAACGCCGGAATACTGCTTCCCAGCGACCCGGAGATATTCCCCAGCCCGCTCATCAGCCCCGGCACACGGGTCAGTGCCACGGTGGGGTTATCCTTCATTTTCTGTGCAATCCGCACCGCACTCATGGTGGTCTGGAGCGCCGATTGAGCCTGCTTTGCATAGTTGACGCCATCCCGGACGTACTGCGCCACGCCGGACGGTGACGTAACCGCAGACGACACCGCGCCGGTGCCCGGTACCTGCGTGAGAATGGCGGGTGGCTTCAGCGGGTTTTTAGGATCACCGATGTACTCCCGGAGTGATGCGGTGGCATTGACCGCCAGCACGTTGCCGGTGCTGTCGGTCTGTTCGCTGGTCGCGGTCACGTCGGTAATCACGAACCAGCCGCGATAGTCGCCGTTGCCAAAGACCAGCGCCAGCGCCTGATGGGCTTTCATCGCCGTTCTGAGACGGGCCAGCTCGACGTCGGGCACGCAATAGTGCTGGTGAAAGACCAGACTTATCTGGATTTCGTCCAGCTTGTCGCCGATGAACTGCAGACCGGGCTTCCCTTCGATGCGGGGATGCTCGGCGTAATCAACGCCGAACGTCGCCTCGAAACCATCCCAGTAGGTAATCAGCTCAAACTCAATATCGCCCAGAACCGCAAACATCAGCTGTACCTCCGGCGCTGTTGCTGGGCCAGCAGGCGCTCCAGCATTTTCTCAAGCTCATGCATGCTCATATTCAGCGCACCGGTTAACCCGGCAGGCGCGGCTGTCTCTTTATCATTGAGATAAAACTGGGGGTTATAATTGACCTGAATACCGCCAGTTGCGCCAACACCAGCTGCAGCACCGGCTCCCCGTCCGCCATACCCGGCAGCCATAATCTCAGGTGACGGTAGACGGGGGACGTCCGGCGTCATATCTTCTGCCAGCTTCTGTCCGGCCAGCGCCGCAAGTGGAGTGGTTCGCTGCAGGCCAATAGCGGCACCCTGGCCTATATTGTCCCCGAACCCCATAAAAACCCGGCTGGGTGAGTGAATACCCAGGGTTTCTTTAAACCACCCTGAAATCGAATTACCAAAGTTAACGATGGTATCTTTTGCGGCAGAGAGCTTATTACCGATCCCGTTCACAAGCCCGGATATCAGGTTGCTGCCGAAGTCAGTAAAGTTTTTCGGCAAATCGACACCAAACCAGCTCATGACCCCGGCAAAGGCTTTATAGAACAGTCCCAGTGGCGACCAGTTCATGATGAGTTTGCCGATGCCAGCAATGCCGCCGTTAAATGCAGTCTTAATGCTGCCCCAGATACCAGAAAACCAGCCTGTCACGCTGCCCCATACTGATTTAATCCAGTTCCAGGCACTGCTAAACGCAGAGGTAACCTGTGTCCAGAGTCGCTTAAAGAATGCCGAGATTGGCCCCCAGTAGCGGTAAATCAGATACGCGGCACCAGCGATGGCGGTGATAACCAGCCCAATGGGGTTCATCATCAGCGCCCGGCCAATGAAGAGAACGGCTCTGCCCGCGAGCATCAGCCCCCGAACGAGTCCACCACCGAGCACGCTGGCAAGCGTTGTGGCTCCTTTGGAGACCGCGCTGAAGCCAGTTACCAGCCAGCGGAGTTTGCCGCCTTCACCCAGAGCAAGCGTCAGACGAAGCCAGTTAGCACGAAGCCTAACAATACTTCCCCATACGCTGGTAAAGGGTGAGATAAGGAGATTCAGCCCCAGTTTGAGACCGATGGTGGCCATCTTGAAAGCAAGTAATGCTCCAACAACTTTGATGGTGCTGCTGACGAGCTGCGGGTTTGCCGCTATCCATTTGCCAACGCTATCCATTAAAGGGATAAAAGTCTCACCCAGTTGGATCAAGGCAGGGCGTAATGACTCACCAATGCTGATAGCCGACTCGTTAAAGCCAATCTGCGTTCTGCGCCAGCGGGCTTCAATAGTGTCATTCTGCCTACTAAAATCCGTATTTACTGAATTTTGAGCAGCAGGTGTATCCATATCTTTTTTAATTTGCTGGTAATCACCCCAACGTTGTCTCATTGCAAGTAAGTGGTTTACCGATTGAACATCTGTAAATATTGAGGATAAACCAAAGGACTCCATCAGTGTTTGTTGAGCGTCTCGATCACCTCGTGCCCCAGCTTTTTCCCACTGAGACATAAACTCTTTACCTTTACTTTTAATAAACCGATCCGCAATTTGTATAGATGCTTCATATTGGGACATGCCTGCAGAAACGTATTGACTCATTGAACCTTGATAATCAACGCCCGCATCTGCATACCGCTTCGCTATATCACCACGTCCCATAGAGGCCAGCCAGTTTCTCATATTGGTAGCTGCCTCTCCCTCGGTGCCAGCCCCCTCACGACCAACCTCTAGACTGGCGATAATTTGGGAAAGAGCTTCCTGCCCATACATACCTTTACCAGCGAATTGCATCGACATTTCAGGAAAATACTGGGCCATGTCTTTTAGTTCAAAACGTCCTGATTTACCGCCATAAACTGCTCTATTGAAAGCTTGTTCTTGCCCTTTCTCATCATTGATTCGTAAAGTTTCAAAAGCCAGACTCATTTTAGCCAGGTCATTAATATTGGCTTTAGAGGCTGTTGCAGCTCGGCCAAGCATGCCGCTCTTCATGGAAGCTTTTAAAGGATCCTGACCTGCGGCTACCAGGGTTCCAACACCTTCCATTAATACATCTTGAAGCTGGTTTGTCTCGATGGCTTTTTTTCTGATTATATTCCCTACCTGTTTTTCTTGAGTTGCACTCAGGCTTCCGGTAACAGAAATATCTCTCAGTTGAGACTCAAACGAAGAGTATTGAGTGATTGATTTAATTATTGGATCGCTGATCGTACGAGCAATGGCGTAAGTCTCGGCACCCTGGCCATAGAGCGCCATGCGGTTAGCCCTCTGCGCATCACTGGTGGCTGATACCGCAGACAAACGACGCTGCTGGCGCTCAATCTGTTCCATCGTCCGCCCGACGCGTAACAGTTCGCTGTTAAGGCGTTGCATCCGCGAGGTGCCCAGCTCACCATAGCGTTCTGTTGCGCGGGTTAAGGTGTTCTGGCGCTCTTGCAGTCGTCGCGAGGTATCACCAAGGGAGTCAAGGGCGCGTCGGGTACCGCTGACGGCTGAGCGAAAGCTACTCCCGACAATGCCACCAATAATGACGCCGACTGAAAAATTACTGGCCATCAGGAAGTCCTCTGAGTGCGTAATAAATAAAGGAAGAACAACAGGAGATGGGCGAGGCGTTCTAAGCAAAACAGCCGCGAGTGGCGGCTGTCCGGGTTACGACTTATCGCCGTACTCACTTTTGATTTGTTCCTGGGCCTCGTCCAGCCACATCTCCAGATCGTCAATATCGAGAGTGTCAATCTCCCCCGGCTGGAACCGGAACCACCTCGCCAGCAGCCCCTGTGCCTTCGTCATCGCTTTTGGGTTTCTTGCCCAGCCCCGTGACTTTCTGAAACCGGGTCTGCAGATCCAGGTAATCAGCTAAATCCATATTGTCCATGTCTTCAGGAAGCAGGCCGGTACTGCGGGAAATCAGCGGTTCATCCCAGTCAGCAGGGTCTTTGTAGGTTTTCTTAATCTGTTTGAGGTCTTTCACCGTCAGGCGTTTGAGCACGAGCTGAGTGATTTCCTCGCCAGCTGCGGTGGTGAACGGGTATTTCAGGATAAAGACTTCGGCTTCAGTTTGGGGCTGTGACATGTTAATGCTCCTGTGTAAGTTCAGAGCAGTATGTCCGGTGGTGAGACTGACAGATATTAAAGGGGATTAAGAAGAAAGGGGCCGAAGCCCCTGTGATATCAGTGAGTGCGAAAGCCTTTGCAGTTACGAAGGAACTCGATAAGGAGCGCCTTACCTTCGGCTTTGCGGATGCCGGTAAACCAGTGGTCTGGTGGTTCCCATGCCTCAATCAGGTCAGCCAGCTTCCGTGCTCTGGAGCGGGTGCAGTCAATCGGGTTATTGGTTTTTTGGTTATTAAAAAGGTTTTCCACCCCCGGAATATCGAGGATGGTAAACCAGGTACCATTTGCCATACCAATCGAACCGCAGTTCCCGCCTTTATCTTCAATCTCGACGGTCACCATCAACCCCCGATATTGATACGGTAGTCAGTCAACTGGTCAACGCCGCCGACGCGGAAGATGTTGGCCAGATAGTCCAGCTCCAGCAGCTCTTCGCCATCCATCACCTGTTTGATGTACGTGCAGGTGAAGGCGCTAGAGAACTCTGCATTCTCATGCTGTTTGAAGGTACCCAGCGGGTTCTTCTTGAACATGATGGTCAGGAACGTCACCAGCGGCACTTCATCAATCAGCCCCTGAGAGCTGTAGCGCTGAACGCTGGAGCGGCACTGCAGTGCCAGTGACTTATACGGGTTAGCGGCAGACAGCATCGCGTCACGGTAGAAGCTGTTCCACTTAATCTCACCTTCCAGCTTATCGAAGCCTGCCGGGAGTTCCACCTTGCCCACCATCCCCAGCGCTTTATGCTCCTGCATGGTCATGGAGACGTCAGGTAGTTTGACCTCCTCAGCCCGGCCCAGCAGGTTAATGCCACCCAGGTAGATGTTGGCATTGGTGATGCGGTTGATCTCAATCTTTGCCATCAGCTATTCCCCTTCAGGGTTAACAGGTATTCCGAGGTGATCTCGGTCTCATACGTCAGTCGCTCCAGCGGTGGTGGAGGCGTGTATTTGTAGCTCAGCAACAGGTGACCGGCAGCCAGCTCCGTCTCTTCATTACGGGCGGGATCAAACCAGCATTTGAAGCCCAGTAGCGCACCATCGCCAATCATCTTGCGACCGTAGGCGTTGACCGACTCCGTCAGCGCATCAATCAGCGCCTGGGTAATCGGCATATCGATGTACTGCTGGCTGAAGTAACGCAGGGACTCGTTGATCACATCACCGGTGCGGCGAACGTTCTCAAAGTTGCGCATATGGGTGACCGTTGGCCATGCTGCTGTCCGGTTACCCCACAGACGCAGGCCGCTGCCGTAGCTGCTGAAGACCGTGGTGATGCCCTGTTCGTTGAGCAGGTTCACTTCGCTCTGCGGGTCGTCAATCATTGCCGACAGCTGGCGCTCCACACCGGTGATACCCAGAATTTCCTGGTTGGAGGACGACCACCAGTAGCCCTTGTCCAGGTCGACTTTGGCTCGTAAACCTGCTGCTCGCTGGCTCAGCGGCTCCAGCCGTTCGCTGTTGGTGGCTGCGTCGTACACCTTGACGTGCGGGTAGCACAGGCGGACGCGATCGGAGCTGGTATTGAAGTTAATGGTACCTTCCGGGCCACGTCCCGTCAGCGCTTGCGCAAAGGTGGTACCAATCGGCGCGTCGATGTAGGCCACCGCGCCCAGCTTTTCAGCCATGGCAATAAGTTCCACCGAGACGCTGTTCTGGGTACAGAACACCGGGGAGATCAGGATTTTGGCAAAGTAGCCGAACAGGTTGAAGCTGTCGTTCAGCAGCTTCATGCCGGTACGGTTACCTGCTGCGTTGACGGCACCGATGATATCCGCTGCCGTGACCTTCGTCGGGTCGGCATAGTTGTAGCTGGCTTTCGCTTTGGCACCCGGCGCGATGCTTTTGCCGAGGTTCGTCAGCACGCCAGTCTGGGCATCAAGCGCATAGTCCTCACCTTCAGCATAAGGCTGACCGTCGCTATCGGGTTTCAGAACCAGCTGTGCGACGACAGGGTTAGCGAGCGTGGCTTTGCCGGTGGCTTTGTCGAACGTCACCTCTTCATCGGCCACGGCGGTTTTATGGGTGGCTGGATCAAGTACGTTAATGACCAGCACCGTGCCTGCGCCGTGGTCATAGATAGCGTCCAGCGCCTGCGGGATGGTGAAGCCGGTAAGCTGGCTGCCAAATGCAGCAGCATCCTTCTCAGACAGGCACTGTACCAGGGTGTTAACGCTACCCACGGGGGCGGTACCAATCAGCCCGATAACGGCAGATTTTACCGTTTTGACCGGGCGGGCACCGTTTTCCACCTCAATGGTTTCAACGCCGTGCAGATAGTTAGCTGGCATGGGTGTCCTCCGTTTTCACATCGCTGTCACCGCCGTTCCTGCGTTTTGGTAACTGCACAGTCGGTGTGCTGGCGGGGCTGGTTTCTTCAGATACCGGCGTCAGATGCTTCAGCGCCACCAGTACTTTCACATAGTCATGCTCCTCCGGCAGGGAGACGTTCTTCCCCGGCCAGAGCAGGATTTCGGTTCCGTCCGACAGCGTGACGCCGCTGGCCGGGCCGGAATAGCGGTATGTTTTCATCACTCGCTTTCCTCATAATTCACTTCGGTTAACAGCGGACCGGACGGTAAATCGCTGTCTTCGATAAAGACGCTTTCAGTGGCGAAGTCGAGGGCGTACTGCCACAGCCCCTTGACCTCCCCGATAAAGACCTCACGGGTCAGCCAGATACGACGGCGGCAGTTCGGCGGGGTGTAACCGCCGAGGATGCGACGGACAGCATCCAGGACGTCAATCGCACCTCTTTTACCGTTGAGCTGGCGGAAGACCACCGTGACGCAGAGCTGGATGGTCTGGGGCTGGATCACAGCGCCGATATCATTGGGCTTGTCGAAACGCGACCCGGCATAGCTCACCAGTAGCGCCCCAACCGGATGATTCAGGCGATATTCAGTCGGTTTCTCCGGGAAGTACTCCACCTGCAGCTGGGGCAGTTTCTCGCGTAACCGGGCCAGTACCGCATCAAGGACGGGCAGAACGTTCATCAGTATTTCTCCAGCAAACCATCACGCCCGCCAAAGGTGGGGCGGCGTGCCCGTGCCCGGATTTCACCGGACTCGGGCACATCTTTTTGGGTGGACTGCAGCCCCAGCGTGAGTTTTGCATCGCGGATAGCCTCCAGCTGACGACGGGCCTCTTTGTGATCATCCTTCACGGTATCCGGGACAGCCCCCTCCGGGCGACGGGTGTAGAGCCGGTAACGCACCAGCGTGATGGCAATATCCCGCAGAACGGTCGGTATCTCCGCCAGCGGCAGGGTATAGCGTCCGCGCAGATGGGCATCAATCAGCTCATCGGCATAGCGAATACAGCCATCCACCACCTCGGTGTTCACCGTCGCAGGCGTGTCGAAGTCCAGCTCCTCGTTGGTGAGCTGGATAAGCGTCCGCTCAGGCACCTGCCCAACCAAATCCGCCAGAGTGCAGTACATGTCACACCCCGCGCAGGATGCGGATAACGTCGCCTTCGGCCAGCGCCTCATCCAGCGCAATCCCGGCTGAAATACCTGCCGGGGTCTCACCGGCTGCGGGAACCTGAGGAACGGCGCAGGCGTTCGCATCCGACTGGACGTTCTGCCCTTTAGTGACTGCCGCACCGGCCTCCACGACAATGATGCCGAGAACATTCACCGGCACGACATCACCGGCAGCGGCATCCACCTCTGCCACGCCGAGTGCCACCGCTCCGGCCTGACAGGGGGCGTTATCGGCCCCGACAAAGCGCTGTTGTGTCAGGGCAGCCAGCGCTGTTACGGACGTGGTCAGAATGACCTGTTGAGTTGCACCCATGACCTTCTCCTTATTTCACGATGTTGGTGACGAGATACCCGGCATCGCCACCGACCACGGCGACTTTGTAGATATCGGTATAACGGCAGTAATTCACCTTGCCGCCAGCCCCCGGATATTTATCCGCGACCGGCATACCCTTACGGCGCAGGGTGTAACCGAAGGACGGTTCGTTTTCGTCTGCGCTGTCGGTGCCCGGCTGGGGTTTGCCGACGTAGTGCAGCATCAGGTTGTCACCCCAGATATCGGTCGGGATTTTGTCCTTGTTCTGCGCATCTTTCATGGAGGCCATGGAGACCGGTTCGCCGATCGCAACATCGTCCAGCTGGAAAAGGTCTTTCAGAATTTCGATGGTGATACGCTTGCGCTCGTTGGCCCCAATTGCTGCCTGAATCGCCGGATGGAACTTCAGCAGCGACATCACACTGGCCCCCATGGTCATCAGGTTCGGGCGCAGACCGGTGGCGTTACGTACCGCCTCAATCCCGCCTTCAATGATGCCAATCGGATCACCCTTACCACCGACCCAGCGGTCAGCAGCGGGCAGCGCTTTTACGTTAGCGGCACGATAGACGGTTTTGTCCTGGGCCAGACGGGCCGCATACAGTTCTCGTTTCAGGTTGACGCCGCTCGTCACACGGCGAATGGCTTTGGCTTCTTCGTTGAACATCGACTCTGCCTGCTCACGATAGTCCACCGGTGCGGCCAGATCGTGCTCATTGAGAACCAGATCCAGCTTGCCGGTTTTCTCGCGTACCAGAACGTTACTGTCAGCGCCCACGGCACGCTCGGTGTCGTACTCCACAAAAGCGGACTTGCCAAAGGTCGGCACGGTCACGCCTTCCTTGTCGGTCTGCACGATGGGGAAGATGCGCTCGCCGATGAATGCCGCATTTTTATAACCGCGAGCGATGCTGGTCAGCACCGGGTCAACGACGCGCTTACCCTTTAAATAGTCAGACATGTTCTCTCCTTAATTACAGGCAGCGTGAGACAGCAGCGTCGTAGCTGATGCCTTCTTTTTTCGACAGCTCCAGCGCTTTCTGATGCAGCGCCAGACGTTCCGGGTCGGCCTCAGCGAACTCCGCCGAGGTCGCCCCGATATCCGTGTTCACACGCTCTTTGGTGGCGTGCTCACCGAAATTCAGCACCGGGGCAGAACCGTCCAGCAGCGTCTTAAATGCCGTGGCCAGCGGGGTGCGGGTATCGCCTTCGGCGAACTCAACCGGCTTGTCGCCACCGGCTACCGCATCAAGAATGGCCACCACCACCGGCTTTGCTGCCGGGGTCAGACGGCCAGCGACGACCAGCTTCTCGGCAAAAGACACGTTTTCCGTGTGGAGCGCATCCAGCCTGTCCTTCGCTTCCTGCTCTGCCCGTTGGTTCGCTTCCGCTTTCAGACGGGTGTTTTCCGCCTTAAGTGTGTTGATTTCTTCTTCAGTCATGGTGCTGTTCTCTTGTTGAGGGTTGGGATTGTGTTCACTGAAGTCCGGCTCAGGCTTCACGATGTCGCGATTAGCTTCATCGCGCAGGGATTCCAGTTGCCAGGCGGGCAGTACTTTCTCGGTTTCATCCAGCCCGAACTGAGAAATGAAGAAGTCACGCAGCCTGCCAAACATGGAGGCAATGGTGATATCGCTCCAGTCGGAGAACTCGACGACACCTTCTTCTTTCTCACCAAACGAGACCTGCTTCAGCCCCTTAATAGACGGTGGCTGCGCCCCCAGAAAGCCGACATGGCGCAGATAAAGCGTGCCGGGCTTCGGATTGTTCGGTGAGTCCGGGAGATAGAACGAGGCGGAGACCTTCTTGAAGCGCCCGTTGCCGACCAGTTCGGCAAACTGTGGGTCAAGCTGTTCAGGCTCAGCCAGCAGATCGACACCGTTGAGTGACAGGGATTTCACCCAGCCCCACGCCGGGTCTTCCGTTTTAGGGTGGCCAATAACGAGTGGCGCTTCATGGACGGATGGATCGTAGGCTTTCACGCAGGCGGCAAGATCGCTTTGCGTGAACGGCAGTTTTGTGCCGTGCATATCGGTATGAGTACCGGCTTTAAAAATATGAATGGCTGACATTTTGCTGTCCCGCGTTACGTTGTCGGGAACAGTCTGCGGAAAAGCACGTAATGGCGCTTTTAATCTGCTTTAGAAAAAATCGGGGGTATCAGTACGGGGAATGTCACGCTGCGGACGAATAGTGGTGTAAAGCGGGGGCTGTAAAGCCTTTATAAAGGTAATACAGCCCCTCAATGGCTGGCAATGATAAATCACCCGTCAGCAGAGAGAAAACTCAACGACGGGCCGCTGCTTCAAGATGGCGGACAATCGTGTCGAGGATGGGGACAACCACGTCCGACTGCAGCTCACCATCCCCTGTCATTGGCAGGAAGGGACGGGCCGGGAGTTCAACGGACTCATTACGCCCCGTTTTACCCCCGAACTGGTGAATGGGGCCATAAATGACGTTAGTGCCGACTGCGGCCTGCCTGTCGTCATGGTCGGTTGATACTGATCCCATCAGTCGCCCGGTGAGTTGCAGTGTCTGACCGTCGCGATCCTGTGCTGCGAGCGACGGCATCCAGCCCGGACGCCCCTCATCGAGAAAGTTAAACTGCGTTTCTGCCAGCAGGGTTCCGGCGATTTTACGCATCACGGGTGTAAGGTCTGTTGCAGCCAGGTCCAGCGCCCGAAGACTGCGGTGCAGGGATTCATCGTTAATGGTGATATTGACCAGGTTATCGGAAGCCATCGTTATCCTCTCAGTTCCTGCTGTGCCAGCGGTTTAAGCGTGCCCTGATAGCGGGCAAGATCGGGACGGTATGCTGCCCCCGGCGCATAAGACCAGCCGACGTCGGTGGCCACCTTCGTGGTGCCGGTATTGAAGGTGGCGACATTCTGCATCTCACCGGTTTTCTCTGAGACCAGCTTCAGCTCCCAACCCATTGCGGAGCCTGAGTTCACCACCTTCAGGCCACGGGCACGTACATCCGCCGCGCTCAGGGCAATGACACCACAGCGGCAGCGCCAGCCGTTCGGCGGATAGAACGCCTGCCAGAACGGGTCGTCATAGCGAAGCACCAGGTTGTGAAGTAGCAGATGCGCCTTGCGGGTATGGCTGTCGTTGATGCCGGTATACATCCAGTACGGTCTGTCGTCGACATTCTCCATCTGTTCGGCCCAACGACCGGCGCTGTAAAGCACCGACATATTGGTACGGAAGATGGTATCGAGCCGCCACGGGCTACCCTGCTGGATGGTGACCGGTTCGCCTGTCACCGGGTCGGTGGTATCACGCGGCCCCCACCATCCCTTGCGCTGCAGCTCCGGCTCCAGCTGCTGGCGGAACCAGCGGTCAGTCTTCCCCTCATCCAGAGCGGTCTGCAGCGCACCCCGGATATCTTCCAGGATATCCAGTCGGGTCACTTTAGCGACGGTAAAGGCACGGGCGTGGGCTTCCTGCCACATCTCCTCCCAGTCCCATGTGAAGCTATACCCCTTGGACTTCAGGTAGCTGATAGCCCGCTTTGGGGGAAGCGTCATACAGTAGGCCAGCTCAGCCGTGGTCACGCTCATGCAGACGCCCCCAGACAGTTGCAACAAACATAATCCGTGCCAGCCGCTCCTGCAGGTCTTCAGCGTTCATCTGCGGGTACAGTTCGGCCAGTTCACCCAGCAGTTCAGACGGGTTGACGCCATCCTCGACCCGTTTAAACAGAGGAGCCAGTACGGGTTCCAGCGTGCCATTTAACGCGCCTCCGTTCATCAGAATATCCAGCGCATCGTCCAGTGCCTGCTGTGCCTGAATATCGGCATCAATGGCCTCGGCGAACGACAACGGCAGCGTGGCGTTCTTCTGTCGCTCTGACGGTGGTGTCTCGTCAATATCGCCGTCCTGCAGCTGGTACTCTCGCTTGAAGTATTGCGGGGTAAACATCACACCGGCGCGGCTGAGTTTCTCGTCGCGGGTCGCCTGGGTATCGTCGACCGTTCCCTGTTCCCACATCTTCCAGACGGGGCTGGCCACATCGCCAAAGTTCATCGACACCGCCATCCTGATGGCCTGATTCACCGCGCTTTCCACGATATCAGCGTCAGCGTCACGGATATCATCGGTGACCTCCAGTCCGGCCTGCGCGGAGGCGCGGTTACTGTTGGCTTCAGTGGTCTGGTTCTGTCCCAGCAGAGCGATGGAGATTTCACTGCGGGCAAGCGTTATCAGGTTCTGATAAATATCGCTGCTGTCGGCCTTGCCTGCGGCCTCCTTAATTTCAATGGAGGAATCGTCAGGGATAGCGGCCACCGCGTCTTCCACCATTGCCTCCATGGAGTCCAGCAGCAGGTCAATCTCGCCCTGTGCCGTACCGCGCGGATGCTTGCCAATGACCCACGGTGAGCCGTATTTCTCGGCGAAGCGCACCCAGAATTTCATGCCGCCTTTTTTGAATGTCACGGGCCAGAAGCACATCGACAGATCAGGGAAGCCGTACGGGTTGTCGTAGGTCGCGTCCTGACGCGGTACCACGAACTTGTTCAGCGGTACCGGCTCGCCTTCCAGCCCGGCGTCTTTTGCCCGAAAGCGCAGCAGATTGTCATTGTCGAACTGGAACCACTCTGGCGGCTTACCCACGATATCGGCGATGCCCCAGGATTTAACAGAACGCCCCCACATGATCTCACAGGGCTGATACCCGTAGAGAACGGCGTCGGTCATCTCGCCGATGATGCGTGACAAATCCAGATCGTCGAGCATATCCCGGATGAAGCTGAATACCCGCGCCGGGGCATGACCGCGCTCAAGACCACGCTCCAGCGACTTGACCGCCGCCTTACGCCTGCGGATGCAGCCACCGACCAGCGGGTCGGTGCGCAGTTCACGATAGATGCGGATATCCCGGCCCTGAGATTTCAGAATGGGGTCAGGGTTAGGCAGGTACATTCCCAGCCCGAAGAAGTCGATGGAGCGGCTGCGCGAGGCGATCTGCTCCGTCAGCGTTTTATTAGGTTCGGCAAATTTGACGAACTCACTGGGTGAAACCCAGAGTCCACGGGCCATCAGTAATCCTCCAGCATACGGGCCGCCTGACGGCGACGGCGAGAGCTTGCCTTCACCGGCCCTTTGTTAATTTCACGGCTGGCAAAGTACGCCAGCGCCAGCGCGATAGCTGAATCGCCGTGGCGTTTGCCATTATCCGTCTTCGCTTTTGAGCGCTGTTCCGGCACGCGGGGAACGCCGTTTACCACCTGAACGGCCCGCAGGTCATCCAGCGTGTCTTCATCCTTCGGCAAATCAACCAGATTGCCGTCTTCCAGCGCAGCTTTGACCGGCGGCATATGCTCGCGATACCAGCCCTCGGTGGGCATGACCTGCTTAACCCGGCTGGAGCCGTAGCGCTGCATGGCGTATTCGGCGAGGTAAGAGCCGTTACCACGGGCATCGAGCGCCGCGCCCATCAGGTTTGGCAGGCCGTCCATCAGATACCACGCGATTTGCTCCTGCTGTTTGAACGGCACGTTGCGCAGCTCCAGCACGAACGGTACGCGGCGTACCAGGTTCTTCTCCTGCAGCAGGGGATAGTCCACCGACAGATCACCGCTGCGCCCAAAGTCGCGCCCCAGGAAAGAACGTGCGTCAGCGGGTAGTGCTTCCAGCAGTGGTTTCAGATTCTCATCCAGCCAGTCCTGTGTCTCGCTCCAGCGGACGTCGTCGGGCTTCAGCTCGTAGCCCTCCGGGCAGGTCAGGCGCAGCACCGGCGTGCCAGCCGACATGCGGGACTCAATCAGGGCGCGGGACAGCCAGGCTCCGCCTCCGTTGGCCGGGACACAGTCAAGCTCCTCCGATGCACCGGCACCGTAGAATTTGTACACCGATGCCATCCACGCCTGCTCGGACGCTTCCGACCATTCTTTCCCGGTTCGCAGACAGACGCGGTGGAACAATCCCTCCGACACGGCCTCCTGGAAAGTAATGCGGTGTACGCTGCCCCCCTGACGCCCAGCCCGGATATCACCGATAAGCGTATTGAACGGGTTATCGTCACCGTCATGGGTGGAGATAACGCGCACTTTACCGCCCCAGATAAGCATCGCCAGCGCCGCCTTCAGCAGCTCATCCAGTTGCTCATGGAACGCCGCTTCGTCGATAACGATGATGCCCTGACGGCCACGCAGGTTAGACGGGCGGCTTGAGAGCGCAACAACGCGGAAGCCTGAATCAGGGAATTTGATGGTGTAGGTCTTGATGTGTTTGTCGTCTTCGTCTTCTTCCCAGAAACCCTCTTCGATTTCACTGGCGGCATAGTTGAATGCCCGCGCCCACATCGCACAGGCCTGGATATATTCGACGGTCATGTCCTGGTTATAAGCGATGTAATACACGTTCATCCCGCCCGCAGGCGCTGAAGAGGCTGCGGTCAGCACATCATCGGACGCTTCAGCCCAGGTGATACCGGTACGGCGGCTCTTCTCAATCACCTTGAGCGGAGAGGTGTCAGCCACCCAGCGCTGCTGGTAGGGCATCAGAACGGCGGGGATATCCAGCGCCGAGGTATCAGGCAAAACGGGAGCAAGCTGACTCATGTGGCAATCCCCAGGATTTCGCGCTTCAGCGCCTGTACTGCATCGGTTGACAGACCACCCTTACGGGCAATCTTCTCGGCGTTGCTGGCCGCCAGCTGCGCTCTGGCCCGGACTTCGGACTGGAACTTCTTGAGGTTGACGGACGCGCGGGACAGCGTGGCCACGTTCTTCGCCACCTTCGACAGCAGCGCCACGCGCTCTTTTGGATCAACTTCGCCTTCTTCCGCTTCCTGCAGCTGGACGATGCTCTCGAACAGCTCAGTCTGAATCAGGGCGATCACCGCCTCCGAACGCGCATCCTGATCGTCGGCAGCGCCCTCGGTCAGCATGCGGGCCGCTTCGGTGGCCGCACGGATAGCACCATAACGGCGCTCAATCTTCTGGCCATAGCGATGGATCGCCGATTTGCTGATGACGTACCCCCGATCGCGCAGCAGGGTCTCCAGCTCGGTATATCCACTGAAACCGGACTCGTTAAGCGCCCGCTCAAGCCAGCGACGCACGTCTTCCGGCAGCTTGTCTATCGTGCTGCGTCTGGCCATCATTCACTCCAGTATTTTTCCGGCCGGGCAATGCCGGGGCCGCACTCCACGGTATATTCCACGAGGTCGACACCGAGTCGGGTCAGGTCGGCAAACCAGTCTCCGGAGGGTTTTTTCTCCAGATCAACCATCTTGCGGTCAGCCAGATAATCCAGTTCACGGCGCAGCTCCAGCTGCGTGGTGTCCGGGTAGATGGCGCGGGACACGTCCAGCAGCAGCGTCTCGCTGGCGGTGTACGGGCGGGTTTTGTTCAGAGCAACCAGAAGACTCCAGCGCAGGGATTCCCGGCGCACGCGGGCGATATCAACCATGATGACCTCCTGTATGACGGTACTGCTGTACCACTTCCAGTTTGTTGTAGAGTGCGTCCAGCTTGGCCTCGATGACCGTCTGGCCACGGATGTAATCCTCACGGCGGACGTAGTTCAGCGGTAAATCCGCTTTAAACCGCATAAATTCTTTTTCCAGCTCGCCCCAGTTGGAGGCGGACTGTTGCAGCGACTGCTCAAGGGAGGCGAACCGCGCCGCCTGACGCTCCTCCGCTCTACTGAACAGCCACTTGGCCATACCGCCGACAAAGCTCATGAAGGTGATGAGAAAGCCCACCACCGTCCAGAATTCAACCTGCAACGTCATTTCTGTAATCCTTCCCGTTCGTCCAGCAGCCTGTTTATCTGGCCGCGCCAGATGCGGCACTGCTTCGCGTTGTCGATGATGTTGGCGAGGACGTCACGCTGGGAGACGCCTGAGTCGCGTAGCCAGGCGTCAGCGGCTTCAGGTTGCCCGGACGCTGTGCCAGTGCCGGTGCCAGCGGCGGGAGTTGTGTCTGAATGACCGCTGTCGACGGATGTGTTGTCATATCCGAGCGCGGCGTTGTACTGGCGCACGAAACCGCGAGTAAACACGCACTCAATGGGATGGCTCTTACCTTTTTCATCAATCCAGCGCTGTGTGACATCGTTAATTTGCCCCTGTAGTTGTTTGTTCTGGCTCTCAAGTTGGGCTATCTGCTCAAGGTAGCCAGCCTCGGCCTGTTGCCCGGTGGCAACCTGTTCCTGATAACGCTTTGCCCAGTCACGGAGCGCAGCGTTCTCAAGCGACGTTTGTTCGGTTTTGTATGTATCAAATGCGGACTGCAGCTCGCTGAGCGCCTTATCGCCAGTGAGCTTCGCGCTATCATGCCCTGAGCTGTAACCCACCCAGTACACGCCGAGCAGGAAGGCATTGATGAGAATGACGAGCAAAATAGAGCGCCACGGCAATTGTTTAATCAGGCTCCACACAGCTGCTGTCTCCCCATGTCAGATATCCCGGTGCCAGCTCCCGCAGAATGCGCTGCGGGTAGTGGCGGTTCTCACGCCAGCTGGCGGCGCTGCGCCCGGCATTAACCGTGGCGACATGACCAAACCAGCGGGCGCTGTCCAGCCCTCTCTGCGAGGCCAGCCGTTTGTCACGCTGCACCCAGCCCAGACCGCCGTTGTACCCCGACAGGGCCATGGCCATCCGCTCACAGTTGTTGGCGGCGCTTACTCGCTCCCATAGCCAGCGGTCATAGCTGACCAGCGCCCGGATAGACCATGCAGGGTTAAACGGCTCGCGGCTACTCAGGGCTGGCATCAACTGGCTTATCCAGTCGGCTGTGGCGGGCATAAACTGCGCCAGCCCCTGAGCGCCAACAGGCGAGACCGCATCAGGTCGCCAGCCGCTTTCCTGATGCAGCTGCGCGGCAAAATCGGCCACCGGCGCAGACATTCCCCATTCAAGCCGGGCATTGCGGATCACATCGTCGCGATACTGCAGCGCGGCCTGTGGCGGCTGGGCCGCTCTGGCCTGGCTAAAAAAACCACCACTCCAGAGCAGCAAAGCTACTATTACCGTTCCAAAGAGTTGCCACCAGAAACTGTGCTTACCCGTGCGGGCCTGCCCGTGGCGGGCTAGCTCAATGCCCAGCCCCAGCAGTACCAGCACGGCCCAGACAACCTGAGGCCAGTACATATAGAGGGTCATCGTTAAAGCCCCATCGCTACGGCCAGACAGACTGCGGCAACAATCAGCGCACGGCGGATCAACGCGGCGGAAAACACCAGGTGGAGGCCGGTCTGCACCGGGAATCGCCCATCGGCCATCAGCCTGTCATCATGCTTCAGGTACTGTCCGGGGCGGGCTTTGGGGAAAAGTGAACGGTCAAGCCAGTAGCCCAGCACCGCCGCCAGCGTAATGAGCGACAGCTTGTAGACCACCACCGGCAACTGCTGGGGCGAGACCAGACCGATGGTGCCGAGCAGCAGCACAGCGGTCAGCAGCCAGCCGCTGAGGCGGGGTTTTTTAACGGGCGGAATGAATTTTTTTAGGTTTTTCATGATGCGTCTCCTTGTGTAGTGGAGACAGCATCACAAATGTCAATTAAAGGGGATTTTAAAGCGCGTTATAAGTGTGGATATGGAATCATCGGCCAGAATGGTGCTAACACCATAAAGGAACTAACTGAAACGGCAGCTTCAGGCATGGTTCATATCTTTAACTCTTCGCAGCTTGCCCGCCTGAAAGTCTAATACAGGAGAAAGCAGACGCTGCCAGAATCCTATGACGACCATCTGGTCAACAGGGTAGTCCATCGAAAGGATCTGCTCGTTATAGCAGATGCTGTCCAGAACACGAAGCACGGGCGGTTCATCCTTCTCAATAGATAAACGCTCAGATGTAATGGCCTGTACACTTTCTTTGGATACGTCAGACACCAGTATCATTTTCTGTTCCAGCGCAAAGAACTTGCGGGCAAAATCAAAATGAGCACGGGCACGCTGCGATGAGGCGACGACCAAATTGATCGCAGAAAAAGCAGTCACAATAGCCGCTGAAAGCACGGCTAAATTCGTATTAGCCTGAGATAAAACACCATAGATAGCCGTTGAGCCAAAAATCAGAGACAACACATTCGTGGTCTGATCCAGCCGGTCAAACCAAGCTCTGCGACGGTTATGGTAGCGAACGGAACGCCTTACATCGAACAGAAGGCCTTCCCACTCATGATCCAGATTTGTCTCCACTATTATCTCCTCTTCCTGGGCGTACGGGAGGTGAAAAAGTATTAGTCACATTATCACCCTTGCGCTCGCCATAATCCGCAGAATCATTATTGTAACTCTCTCGCGAAGGACGCGAGCGATTGTCAGACTCATTCTTCTGAGAACCAGGCTTGTGTGGATTATGTTTATCATTCATTCGTGACTTTCCTTTTCAAGGCAAATTACTAAACCAGTAAACAGCGTTAATAGTCATAGGGTATCCCTAAACCTCATCCTGACAGTGAAAGAACGACCAGCCCGGTGTTCGAGCACCGGGCTGGTCATCAACCCACAGGTATGCACTGTGAGCCGACCAGGGTTCAGTCAGTCTCGCGAGACAAGACTAGCCTGCCATATTTTCACTGATTGCAAAAGGCTTACGGATAATGAAAGAACAATCTTTACCCATCGTTCCATGGATTGGCGGAAAACGTCGTCTTGCGAAGCACATTTTACCGTTGTTTCCGACCCATACCTGCTATGTGGAACCGTTCTGCGGAGCAGCTGCGCTTTACTTTCTTAAGACCCACAGCAAGATCGAAGTCATTAACGATATCAACGGTGAGCTGGTGAATCTGTATCGGGTGGTAAAACATCACCTGGAAGAGTTTGTCCGCCAGTTCAAATGGGCGCTGGTCAGCCGTCAGATATACAAGTGGCTGCAGGATACGCCGGAAGAAACGCTCACTGACATTCAGCGAGCAGCCCGATTCTACTACCTGCAGAAACAGGCGTTTGGCGGTAAGGTCGCCGATCACACTTTCGGAACCTCCACCACCAGTGCGCCGCGCTTCAACCTGCTGCGCATCGAAGAAGAACTATCAATGGCACACCTACGCCTGTCGAGAACGTTGATAGAGCATCTGGACTGGCATCAGTGCATAGAGCGTTATGATCGCTCGCATACGCTGTTCTACTGTGACCCGCCGTACTGGGGAACGGAAGGCTACGGCGTGGATTTTCCGATGGGTAACTATATCCATATGGCGGAACTGGCCAGAAGTATTAAGGGAAAAATGATTATATCGGTGAACGATATCCCGGAAATGCGACAGGCTTTTAACGGACTGAACATTCAGTCGGTGGATATAAGCTATAACCTGAAAGTAACGGGCAAAGCTACGCCCCGGAAAGAATTAGTGATTTGTAATTTTTAATTAAATAGAATCGTTAATAGGCCGCTGAGTTTGAACCAACTAACAATGGATAACGCTATGAAATTTAAGATCGCTGTTCTGATTTCTATCTTTTTAGTCGCTGGAAATGCTATGGCTGATAGCGTCATGAAGGCCGAATTTCATTCACTACAAGAATGTCTGTCGGCTATAAAGGCTAATGGTGGCGAACCCCTCAAAATCATTCAGGATAAGCCAGACATGGTGACTGGACGATTGCCAAACGAGAAAATGTTCGCCTGCGAAAAGAAAGAGACAGGGTCTAAAGGCACTTACTTTGAAGGTTGGTTTATGGTTACAGATTAACAGTTCTGTCGTGGCAAGAGCTTAGGCCTTGCCACATTACTTTTTTTTTAAAAGCCTTTCCCGATAAGCAGCTAACTCAACCACATTCCCTTTACCGATAAATCCTTATAAGCCCTCTCCCTACCCAGCAAACTTGCTTGGTTTTGGTTGAGTAAGGACTTTGCCGACCTCAAGAATAGCCCTCCGCTGCTCAGGACTCATATCATCAAACGCATCCATTAGAGCCTGTTTCTCCGTCGATATCCCCTGCACTGATGAAGTCCCATCTCCCAAGATAAATTGTTCACCAACACCTGTGAGAAGCCAATTGAGGTTTATACCCAATTGTGTGCATAGCTTCGTTAGACCTGCGATATTAGGTTCCCTGTCGCCATTCAAATAGCTTTGAGCTGTACGGTAAGGTAGCTCGCAAATCTCAGAAAACTCTTTGATTGAGCTGATTTTCTTTTCTTTTAGCACTTCTTTTAATCGCTCGGCTATACACATTTGCGTCTCTTTCGTTGCTTTATACACATTTGTGTATATAATCTATCACACATAAGGCAAACATCATTGCATCAACAAAGGAGACAACGATGACTGCAGAACAAGTCAAATCACTCTTCCGCCAGCGCGGGGTCACTTTCACCCGCTGGGCAGAAGAAAACGGCTACAGTCGCAATGAGGTCTACCGTGTTCTTAACGGTTTTACCAAAGCCCGCTACGGCAAATCCCACGAAATTGCTGTGAAGCTGGGTCTGAAGTCAGATTCAAATGCGGCATAACGTTTTAGCCCATGTAACAGATTATCACATATCGCAAAAAGGGGAATGTGACATGAGTAAGGCAAATGTTTCCAGTTCCGGCTCCCGCATTCTGCGCGTTCTTAAAGCATTGCGCGGCCACGCCCTGAACGGTGTTTCTAACGGTGAACTGGCATCTGCGCTGGATGAATCCCCAGCAAATATCAACCGGGCACTCAATACCCTTATCGAAGAGGGACTGGCGCTGAAACTGGATAACGGGCGTTTTGCCCCTGGAGTCCAGCTCTTACAAATCGCCATGGCGCATAGTACCGAGATGGCTCGGGCGCAGGATCGTATCAATGAAATTAACCAGCGTGTTATGGCTGGCAGTCGCTAAGGAGTTGAAATGGGACGCAAAAAATTACAACCAGTTGAATTAGTGGAAGATGCACCGCTGACTGATGGCCTCAGTGTTAGTCTTAATGCTATGTCCGAACATCGCCTCGAAATCATGCAACAGTTCGGGGAAGGTCTGCCCTACGAACGTGATCGTATTGTCCATGAGACAAAGTTCTATATGGCTCAATCAGCCGAAGCCATGTTAGAGGCAGGTAAGAGGCTGATTATCCTTAAGGAATGCGAACCTCATGGCGATTTCACTCACATTATCACTGAACAACTGGGGCTTGCAGAAAGAACTGCCAGGTTGGTCATGCAAGCTGCAGTTAAATATTGTTCACCAGAATTAGAACCAAAACGGCAAGCGCTTGCCGTTTTGGGGAAAACAAAGCTGTTTGAATTGATGACCGAAGATGATGGCGATCTCGTTGAATTAGCCGACGGTGGCACCATCGCCGGTATGTCTCTCGACGATATTGACCGCATGACCAGCCGCGAACTGAAGGCAGCATTACGCGAATCCCGCGAAACCAACGCAGCACAGCAGCGTGTTCTGGCCGACAAGAATGAGAAAATTGACACACTCTCCACGAAGCTGGAGAAGAAATCCCGCATCCAGCCACCGAAGCCCGACGAAGAGGTGAAGAAGCTGCGGGCGGAAGTGACGGCCTTATCCACCGAGGCAGAATCTGCCATCACCGTTCGCCTGTTCAGTGCTTTTGAGACCCTGAGTGGCTATTGCGCAGATAACCAGATTGATACGCCTAAAGACTTTATGGCGGGTCTGGTCTGTGAACTGGAGAGCGCTGCCCGCAACCTGCGCTCCACGTTTGACCTGCCGGA